GAGAAAAAACATCTCGACCAAAAGTCTGGTCTCCACCATCTTTATTAGATGCACCCCCTGCACCAGCAGGTTTTGTACATAGATGGCTGAGAGCTGAATCAATGGGATTCGACGATTCTAAAAACGTACAAGGTCGTATTAGATCTGGTTACGAATTAGTAAGAGCCGATGAATATAATGAAGCGGAATATTCAGTTGTACAAGACGGTAAATACAAGGGAGTGATCGGTCAAGGTGGCCTAGTGCTCGCTAGAGTACCCGAAGAGATTGCGAAACAATACGCCGATTACTATCGTAAACAGGCGCACGAAAATGCGGAAGCATTTGACAACGATCTCATGAAGGAAGAGCACCCAAGTATGCCTATCAATATTGATAGACAAACTCGCACAACCTTTGGTGGTACGAAGAAATAGTTTTTTAACAATTTCTAGTTTCATCATTTAAATTAAACAATGGAGAAAATATAATGGCAAGTAATAAAGATAACGCCTTTGGCATAAGAGCCATCGGCAAAATCGGCCAGAATAGAGATAACCAAGGTTTAAGTGAATACGTAATAGCGGCTTCGGCAACAGCTATCTATTTCCAAGATCCAGTAAAAGCAATAAACACTGGAACTATTGGAGTAGCTGCAGCAGGAGACTCACTATTGGGTGGACTTAACGGGGTTTTCTTTACAGCAACCGACACACAAAAACCGACATTCGCACAACATCTAAATGCAAGTAACACTGCAACAGATATCGTGGGATTTGTATCAGACGATCCTTATGAAAGATTTGAGATACAATCGGACAACTCAACAGCATCGGCTCAAACAGACGTGTTCATGAACTATGACATTCTGTATGCAGCAGGTGATTCAGCAAACTATATATCAAAGGTAGAACTAGATGACTCAACTTTGAGTTCAACTAGTGGACAATTGAGAGTAGTTGGTGTTTCAAAAGATATTAACAACAACGATTTAGGTACAAGTAACGTAAATTTTGTTGTTATGATCAATGAACATTTCTTAAAAACACAGGCAGGAGTATAATCATATGGCTATATCACGAGGACAACTAGTTAAAGAACTAGAGCCAGGTTTGAATGCACTATTCGGCTTGGAATATAAGAGATACGAAAACCAACATGCTGAGATATATGCAACAGAGACGTCAGACAGAGCTTTCGAAGAGGAAGTAATGTTATCTGGTTTCGCTAATGCTCAAGTAAAACCCGAAGGATCAGGTGTAGTTTTTGACAGCGCTCAAGAAACTTACACTGCTAGATACACTATGGAAACAGTGGCTCTTGCTTTCGCAATTACTGAGGAAGCGGTAGAAGATAACCTGTATGACAGACTGTCAAGCAGATATACAAAAGCACTAGCAAGAAGTATGTCCAACACTAAACAAGTTAAAGCAGTTAACCCATTAATTAATGGTTTCTCAGCGGCTTTCTCTTCTGGTGATGGATCTCCTTTGTTCAGTACGACTCACCCAACAATCGCGGGCGTTGTATCGAACACGCTAACTACAGCAGCTGACTTAAACGAAACTTCATTAGAACAGGCGTTGATTGATATCGCGGCTTTCACTGATGAAAGAGGTTTAAAAATTGCAGCGAAAGCGACAAAAATGATTGTCCCTTCTGCGCTACAGTTCCAGTCAGAGAGATTGATGAAATCAGAAGGCAGAGTTCAAACTGCTGATAATGATATCAATGCAATTAGATCAATGGGAATGGTTCCTCAAGGTTACAGAGTGAACAATTTCTTAACTGATCCTAATGCATTCTTCCTTATCACTGATGTTCCAAACGGAATGAAACATTTCGTTAGAACACCAATCAAAACAGCTATGGAAGGTGACTTCGATACTGGTAACTTAAGATTCAAAGCTAGAGAAAGATACCAATTTGGTGTATCTGACTTCAGAGGAATCTACGGTTCTCCAGGAGCATAATAATTAGAAATAATGGGGCAGGACACAATCTTGCCCCATTGTGTAAGTAGAAAGAAAAACTATGAAAAAAACTCTTATCAATATCTGGGCCTATGATCACCACACTAAATTTGAAATATTAGCTGAGGATAATCTAGAAAGTATTGAAAAAGCTATCCTTGACAAAATTGGAGAAAAGGGTATAGTCTGGGAATATCTCGGAAATAGTTACCATTCGGGATCAAATAGAATAACTTATGAAGAGGTTATCGATGATACAAGACCTATACAAAGCAAAAAGGTCCTTGGAGTTGAAGTGGGAACAGGAGCATCTGGATAATAACAGATATACTCTTGACATGGTCAAGATTGACGATTTAATTAAAAGGGTCGTTACTGACATAAAGCTTGAAGAAGCTAGACTATCTCACTTACAGAACAATATTGAAGGTTCTGCTCCAGAAGTTTCTGTAGCTACTTAAGTAACAAGCTACATCGTTGGAAAATTCGACTCCACACTGTAGGATCTCTTGCACTCTATTTAAAAATAAGCTATAAATATCTCACTATACAATATATTAATTTTCTGCATGGACGCGGTATAGTCGACGGCCTAGAGACTATGTAGAATTAACTAGGAGAACTATCATGGCAAATACTACTTTTTCGGGACCAGTAAAAGCGGGAACGATTTCAAATACAACAGGAACAACTGTTGGAACTAACATTGCAAACGTAGGTTTTGTATCAATGGCTCAATCTGTAAAGGTTGATATCAATGGTGCTTCGCACTTAAATCAAGTTTGTGCAGTAATTCCAGCAAACTCACAAATCACAGATGTTATTCTTAATGTAACTACAGCTAATAACGATGGAGCAGCATCTACTGTTTCAGTAGGAACAATAGCTGACGCTGATGCATTTATTAATGCACAAAGTGTTCAAGCAGTAGGAACTACTCACGGTGTTTTAGATACAGAAGCAACTAATGTTGGTACAACTGACATTCAAGTTTTAGCTGACTTCACAGGTACAACTGGTGATGGTACAACTGGTGTAGGTACAGTTACTGTATTATACATTCAAAATAATTCTGTTCAAGACGCAGCAGATTTATAATAACTAATTAGTGTGGGGCTTCGGCCCCACATATAAAATTTAAGGAGAAAAAATATGAGTTCATTTTCAAGTGACCAATCAGTAGCACACGCAACTGCAGACGGTCAAATGGTTCCTACATCGCAAAGAGCTAGAGTAACTTCTATTCAAGCAGAAGGTGTTGCTAGTGCTAGTGTCGTTTTAAAAAGTGGTGGAGCATCTGGAACTGCAATCGCTACTTATAAATTTGGAACAGAAGGATTAAATATTCTGTTTCCTAGTTCGGGTATTTTATTTAAAGAAGGTGTTTATTTAGACTTAACAACAACACCTGGTGTTACTATAACCTTTACATAGGATAACTGATGGCCAATGTTACTTCAGGCACTACAACATTTGATAAGACATTCTCTATTGATGAGATAATTGAAGAATCTTATAATCGAATAGGTCAATTTGATATGAGCGGTTATAATTTAAAAACTGCTAGACGTTCTTTAAATATTTTATTTTCGGAGTGGGGAAACAGAGGTCTTCATTTTTGGGAAGTAGCAAATACTAATATTAATTTAGTTAGTGGCCAAAACGAATATTCAATTTATCGTTCAACAGCTGATGGTAATTCTAACGGAATAACCTCTACTCTAACTGCAGCGATTACTACAACAGCAGCTACAACTGGAATTACTTTGGCCTCGGTCACTGATATGCCAACCAAGGGTACTATCAATGTAGGGAGCGAAAATATCTCTTACACAGGATTTAGTACTTTAGAACTAACGGGAGTGACAAGAGGAGTAAATGGAACTACTGCAGCAACGCATTTAAATGCAGCAGCTATTACTAATTTTGTAAACTCTGCTTCAGATATTTTAGAATGTTCTTATAGAAATAGTTCTAATGTAGATTCTCCTTTAGAGAAAATTAACAGATCTCAATACCAAGCTCTTTCTAACAAAACAGCAACAGGACAACCTTCACAATATTTTGTTCAAAGATTCATCGACAAAGTTTTAATTCAATTATATCTAACTCCTGGATCTACTCAAAATGGAGACACTATAAATTTTTACTACGAGAATAGAATACAAGATGCAGGTGACTATACTAATGCAGCAAACGTTCCTTTTAGATTCGTTCCTTGCATGGTTGCAGGTTTAGCTTATTATTTAGCAATGAAATACGCAGCACCAAGAATACAAGAATTAAAATTAATTTATGAAGATGAATTGGCAAGAGCTCTAGAGGA